AAGAAGCGAATAACGTGACCGAGCTGATCCTAGAAAAGAATCGACATGGTAGTCTAGGGACAGTGAAGTTGTATTTTCACAAAGAGTACACAAAATTTTCAAGTGTGGAGGAAGTATAACTATGATTAAAAAGAATGAAGTAACTGGATTTCTAGCCTTCTTTAAATTTCCAAAACCATTCATCTATGATGAAAAATATAAAAAACTAAGCAATAATGCAAAACTGCTCTACATGCTTCTATTTGATAGGTTAGAACTATCTTTGAAAAATGGCTGGCATGATAAAGATGGGAACGTGTTCCAGTATTACACAAATGAACAATTGATGATTGACTTAAATTGTAATAGCAACAAGACAATTATCAAAATTAAAAAGGAATTGAAGGATGCTGGTCTAATAACAGAAGTCAGACAAGGAATGAACTTACCAAACCGAATTTATCTTGGGGCACTTAACGGAAGTGTAGAAAGTACATTTCAGGAAGTGCAAAAAGTACACCATGGAAGTGTAGAAAATACACTTTCGGAAGTGCAAAAAGTACACACAATCAAGACTGAGAATACTAAGACTGAGAATAACAATAATATATTCTTGATTTGTCAGGAAGTTATTTCTTATCTCAATTTGAAAGCTAAGAAGAATTTTAAGGTTGACACTGCTAGTCATCAAAAATTTATCAAGGCAAGGCTAAAAGAGGGTTATGTCCTTGAAGATTTTAAAAAGGTTGTGGACATCATGGTCGCTAAGTGGAAAGGTACAGAGTATGAACAGTATCTTCAACCACAAACACTTTTTGGTAATAAGATGGACAATTATCTAAACCAACCTATGCCACGAAAAGTTCACTCATTTCAATCAGCAGTTGATGAAAGGCTAGGATTTTAGATGAAACAGTTTAAACAATTTAGAACTAGAACAGTTCTGGATGATGTCTGTGAAATCCATGGATGCCATCTTTGGTCTGTCAAAATTCCTATCAAGGGCAAGGTTGTGGAAATCAATCAATGTCCTGAATGCGAGAAAGAGAACATTCGTCTCTTTGAAAAGCAGTTGAATATGGAATCCGAGGTAAAGAGTAAGCTATCGGATACTTACGAGGTCTTTGCTCGTGACAGTATCGTTTCAAGTAAGCTTGCAAGCAAGTCACTACATGACTATGAGATTCAGGTTGATATTGATGAAAAGGCTATGAATTTTGTGAAGCGATTGGAACGTGAGTATGCAAAAGGTAAAACTGGAAATGCCATCATCACAGGACCTTCTGGAGTCGGGAAGAGTCATCTAACCTATGGATTTGCTCGTTTTATCAATGAGCAATTCAAGTCCTATGATGAACCGAAAAGCGTACTCTTTGTGTCAGTTGTGACTTTATTTGACAAGATTCGTGAGAGCTTTGAGTATGACAATGGTTATTCAGAAGCGAAAATGGTCAAGCTATTGTCTGAAGTTGATTTTCTTTTCTTAGATGACCTTGGGAAAGAGAGTCGTAAAGCTGATACAAAGCGGAACGAGTGGGCGCATCAGATATTGTTCAAGATCCTGGATAATCGGACGAATACGATTATCAATACAAATCTGTCTAGTGAAGAAATTAAGGAGCTTTACTCGGACGATTTTGGGAATGGTGCTTTATCAAGTCGCATCTTTGAGGGAGCGACGGGTAGGTGCTTTGTGTATCCGTCTGGGATGAAGGATAGGAGGTATTGATGGAAGCTATACGAATACTAGATGCGTGCTGTGGGTCTAGGATGTTCTGGTTTGATAAACAAGAGCCACACACAACATACATGGATAGACGTGAAGAAGAATTTGAAATTCACAAAAAGAAAATCAATGTAAAACCAGATATTGTTGCAGATTTTCGAGATATGCCATTTGACGACGAAACATTTAATCTTGTTGTATTTGACCCACCTCATCTTCTATGGGCTGGTCAGAAATCATTCATGCGTGCTCAATACGGACAACTAGATTTACTGACTTGGAGGTTAGATTTACAACAAGGTTTTGAAGAATGTTTTAGAGTCTTAAAAACAGGTGGAACACTTATTTTTAAGTGGTCTGATGCTCAAGTAAATGTTAAAGAAATTTTGGAATTGGTTCCGCATCAACCACTTTTCGGTCAGCAACGTGGAACTACTCATTGGATGGCTTTTATGAAATTTTAGGAGGTATTGATGTTAAATCTCTATTTCATTTACAACGGTCACCGCAAGATACTCATTGGGAGTTTTGGGCACATACATAGCGCAATCAATGAATTAAAGCAACATCAAGCCAGCTACTCTGCTGTTAACAATCCACGCTTTCGGAAAAGCATGAGTGGAGAAAATATCAGGATTGACTACGGAGCAGTTGACTGCTACTACTTGATTACGAAGAAAACGGAGGAAAAATAAGATGAATACAAAAATGAATTTGGAAGAAAAAGTACAACAATGGTTTATTGACCGAAATTTACATGAAGCAAATCCTGTCAAACAGTTCTTGAAGTTGATGGAAGAGTCAGGAGAATTGTTTGAAGGTATTGCCAAGGATAAATCTGAACTGATTTACGATGCGCTTGGTGATATCCAGGTAGTAATGATTGGACTTGAACAACAAATCAAGAATGGAGCTCAGATCTCCGCTAACCAACAGGAACTTGAATTGTTGCTGATGGTTTCAAGCCTAGGCAATATCGCTCAAAAACTTTATGCTCATATTTGTCACAACGAAACTCAGACACCTCTTATTAAGTCTGATTTGATGTTTCTTGACAGCGTCATCAGCACGGTTTCATTTTGCAATGGCACTACAGCTGAAAGTTGCTTAGAAGAAGCTTATGAAGTTATCAAGGCCCGCAAAGGTAAGATGATTGACGGGGTGTTTGTAAAAGAGGAGGATTTATAAAATGAAAAAACTAGGTATTGTTTTAGGTGCTGTATTTGTAATCGTTGTATCGCCATTTGTGGTTCAGTATGGTTGGAATGAAATCATCACAACGATTGTCCCAGTTGGTAAAATTACAGTCTGGCAAGCATTAGGGATGGATGCACTACTATCTTTCATCTGGCCTGTTCTATCTAGCAAAAAAGAATCTGAAGAGGATTATTCAGATGCTGTAAAAAGCAGTATATCAAAAATTATTACATGTGCATTTTTGATATGGTTAGCTAGTTTGTTTATTTAAGGAGTGTTAGCATGATACCAAAATTTAGAGGATTATCCATTGACGAAAACAGCAAAGGAGAATGGCAATACGGACATTTAATTGAAGATAGAGGAAGAGCATTTATTATCAACGAAGTTGTAGAAGCTAACGAACAATACATTACTATAGGTTCTTGGTGTCCTGTAAATATAGAATCAGTAGGACGTTTCACAGGGATGTTTGACAAAAATTTACGGGAGATATATGAGAAAGATATTTTGGGCACAAAAGATGGTTTGTTGAATGGATTTATCGAATACAGAGAAGATTTAGGAATGTTTGTAAATAGCTTGATTCGATACAATAATTTTGAACGATTGTGTAGTGTGGCTAGCGATAGAGAAATCATCGGCAACGTCTACGAAAATCAGGAACTTTTGGAGGTCGAGGAGTGAGATATTTTAAAATTCTATGTGTTGTTTTACTCGCATCATTCCTCGTGGCATGTCACCAGATTTCGAGTGGGACGGTTGTAGACAAGTACATTGATGAACCTCATACAACATTCATACCTGTCATGACAGGGAAAAGCTCGGTACTGGTACCAACCAGAACCAAAAGAAGATATATTCTGGTTGTTTCAGGATATGCTGACAATAAGCAAGTTGAAGAAACATTTGAAGTGACAGCCGAGGAATACAAATATTATGAAATTGGTAATACTTTCATACAAGATACCGTGTTAGAAAATGAAGAAGGAGATAGGAAATGATCAATAATGTTGTGTTAGTAGGTCGCTTGACTCGTGATCCTGAGTTACGACACACGCCATCAAATGTTGCAGTTGCGACATTCAGTTTGGCAGTGAATCGCAATTTTAAGAATCAGGCAGGTGATCGTGAAGCTGATTTTATCAGTTGCATCATGTGGCGTCAGCAAGCTGAAAACTTTGCAAATTGGTCAAAAAAGGGCGCTTTGGTTGCTGTAGTTGGTCGCATCCAAACTCGTAGTTATGATAATCAACAAGGACAACGTGTATATGTGACTGAAGTTGTAGCTGAAAGTTTTCAGCTTTTGGAAAAACGAGATAAGACTGCGGACCATTCGAGCATGGGAAATCAGATGCCACCAAGTTTTGGAGCAAGTGATCCGATGGATATTCCAGATGATGGATTGCCATTTTAAGGAGGTGTGAAGGATGAACAGACTGAAACAATTAAGACAACAAACAGGCGACACACAAGAGGATGTTGCTAAAGTTATTGGCGTGACCCGTAGAGGGTACCAAAAAATGGAAAACGAAGAAAGCCAAATCAAATCAGATAAAGCTCAGAAACTTGCCAAATATTTTGGTGTAAGCGTAGGATACTTGCTTGGTTATGAACCTGAAAGTGAGCAAGTTAGCAACCATCAAAAAATAAAAATTTGCTTCTCTAATGGTGAAGAACTTAGTTTTCTAGTAAGAAATTTTACAGAAAAAGAACTTACGAAGATTACTAGTCAGTTCAACAATGGAAATTTGATGAGGATTAGAAATTTGTCTGTAAATCCTAAGAATATCAATTATTTTTATGTTGATGATTTTAAAGAAAGCGAGGAGTTTGAGAATGAACATTCAGGGACTAATTGAACGATACGAAAAATTTAAAGCTAGCAAGAAGAAATTGACATCGGTTGATTTGGTTTTGAAAGACTTACGGTCTTTAGACGAACCAGAACCGTTGCCGTTCAAGTTAAAAGATGTCGTTTGTCGAATCAGAGGGTTTGATCCGACGACACAGACTAGATGGCTTAATGATATCCTTAAAGAATTAGGAGACGACTACGGTTCAATGAAATATCGTGAGGGCTACGAGCAAGGTAAGTTTGAGGGAGCATGGGTTGGTAATCAATTGAAAGATGCTGATAAGATTCGGCAAGAATTGAATAAACCAGTGATACCGCAGTTTGTGGCGGTTTGGATTGAGGAGTGCAAAGCGAAAGGAAAAAACTTGCTTAGAGCTCTCTTATACACACCAGAGAAAGTTAATAGCTGGGTGGATGATCCAGATAATCAAGAAATTTTTGCTCTTGCTTGGATGTTTGGCTACACAGTAGAGAATGAAAAGCGTTATACAGTAGTGATGAAAGAAACAAAACAACCGCTATATTATAATGCTGTGGATAAGAAACTATTCTTCTCTATGGGCGGCCTAGCTACAAACTTTACCCAACAACAACTTGAAAAACTAAACTTCGGCTGGATTTTCTTTTGCCCGGGGATTGAGATTAATGAGGTCATAGCTTGAAAGGTACAAAGGATTTTATTCTAGCTATCGAAAATATAAAAATCGATATTTTAAAAACATCCGATGACCTAAACGGTTATGAGTTAAGCAATATCAAGAAACACGCAAGGGATCTATACGAGTGCCTAGTGTGGTTGCAGTATGCTACGGAGGAGAATGAAAATTGAAAAGATTTATCGCAATATGGATGTTATTGTCCGCTGGATTGAATATTTGGCAGATGGGCAGGATTGCAGAACTAGAAGAAAAGCGCCCGATGATCGTCTATAAAGCTGACAATCAAGGAGCAGAAATCAAAGGTAGAGTCGTCCATAAAGAAAAAATAGGCGACCTGCACACAATCACAATACAGAACTACGGCATATTTGTAGTATCGCAAGACAACTACGAATTTTTGAAAATCGGAGATGAGGTGAGATTGTAATGACAAAGTACAAGAAACTAACTTACATCATCATTCAGGAAGCAATGGCAGGCTACATTCATGAAAGCTAATACCAGGAAATGGAGAGCAAGATGAATAGAAGGATTAAGAAGAAGAAAGCTAAGCAACTTGCTCAGAAGAAACAACTAGAATTAGAAAATAAGCTTATAAAGTTAAGTCAGGAAGAAATTGAAGTTTTATCTAGAATGATTAAGCAGATAGTTTCTGACATCAGTAAGGCTCTTTCTAAAATGTTCGATAGCTTACTTAATTATTTAGAAAATTCGGAGGTAAAATTTGAAGAAATTGAGCGACGAAGACCTCAAAACATTAGACAGAGAACTTTTCAAAATCCAAAACATTCAACGTACAATAGATTTGAGAAGGCTAGAATTAGAAACTCGAAACCCAGATGCTCAGAGTGGTCCTATCGTAGGAATAAGCAAACCTACCGAAACTATCGCAATCAGAATCGCAGATGATCCAACTTTGAAATTTCTCGAAGGGTTCAAAGCTATTATTAACAAACTCCTGATCAATCTAGTTGATGAAGATAAGGAAATCTTTAATCTGCGCTGGAGATATCCTCAACTGAGATGGGAAGAAATAGCAGAACAGAAATTCATGAGCAAAGCTACAATCTATCGACGTAGGAGGATTATCTTAGAACAGTACGCTATACTGAAAGGTGAGTTGTAAATAAGATTGAGACAAAAGACGTCTTGAAGTCTCACAAAAAAAGGTTTATCATGATAGCATGAACTTCTGAAACAAAAACACATATCACACTTGAGGAGTCATCCTTAATTCTAGTCAAAAAGTTGTCCAACAGAAGCATCATCAAGAGTCAGCAAATGCTGGCTTTTTGTTTTATAGAAAGGAGGTAGAATATGGAATATGTATCACCAATAAAGGACAGTGATGACATTCAGGCTATGAAAGACTATTTGAAAGAATGGAATGAGATGTACTACATGCTATTCATCACAGGTCTGAATACTGGGTTGCGAGTCGGAGATATACTCACCTTAAAAGTAAAAGATGTCCAGGGATGGCACATCAAACTGAGGGAACGTAAAACTGGCAAGCAGATAACCAGGAGAATGACCAAAGAACTCAAGAAAGAAATGAGGAGATATGTTGAAGGCAAGCCATTTCATCATTTCTTATTCAAGAGTAGGCAAGGTCAGAATAAAGCGATCACTCGTGAGCGAGCCTATCAAATCATTCATGAAGCAGCTGAAGAACTTGGCATTGATAATGTTGGCACACATACAATGCGCAAGACATTCGGCTATAAATATTACAATAAGACGAAGGACGTGGGGACATTACAGAAAATGTTCAATCACTCATCACCTGCAATCACATTGAGATACATAGGGATAGAACAAGCAGAGCTTGATGATGCACTACGGAACTTTGTCATTTAATTTTTTAGATATTACTTTCACATAATGAGTTAAGCATAAACTGAAAAAATGAAACGCTTTAAAACCTATGATTAGTAAGGGTTTGAGATTTAGAGTGAGTTTAACAAAATATAAGATATGTGAAGCTGAGAGAGAAAAACGAAGTATAAAGAGGTAACAGAATGGATACAAAATTTAGAGCATGGGACGAAGAAAAACGAAAAATGTTTTACAGGGTCGTGGTAGGCAATTGCGACCAAAACGATGAAAACCGTAATTGTCCATTAGTCTACTATGAGGGCAGTGGATGGAAGCACTTTGAAGATTTGAAATACATCACTCAATCAACACGCACTTATGACAAAGAAGGCAGAGAAATTTTTGTAGGGGACGTTCTTCAAATTGATTTTGTAAAAGCTATTGTACGCTTTGGGAAATATCGCTACTATGAAGAAAAGAAAGTACTCTCTGGAAATGGTTTCTATCTTGAATGTCTAAATGTCGCGGACCCAGATTGTATTTCACCCTATGAGCCGGATGTATTAGATAAAGCTGAAATCATTGGAAACATTTTTGAGAATCCAACACTAGAATATCATTTTATAGGATTGAGACCAAAATAAAAATGAGACAAAAGACATCTTGAAGTCTCACGAAAAAGAGTTTATTATGGTAGCATAGATTTCTTGTATGAGAGGGGATAGGTCACTGACCTGTCCCTTTTAGTATTGAGAAAGGAGGTTTGAGATGTATAACAAACCTATCAGACCGACCTTGAAGTCTAAGAAGTGGGAGAAGTTCCGTGACAAGATAATGCGTAAGTACGATTATCTTTGTCAAGAAAGTTTGAGATATGGGATTTCAGTAGCAGCTGAAATGGTACATCATATCTTTCCTGTATCTAAATATCCTGAACTTGAATTCGTAGAGTGGAACTGTTTGCCACTAACAAATAAAAAACACAATACGTTTCATGATAGGGTAAACGACAAAGTGATCAATCAAGGATTATTTTGGCAGAGAAAACGAAAAAAAGAATTTGAGGAATTTTATGGATACCCCCCACCTCTTTAAAAATTATTTTTGGGCGATTGGGTACCGGTGAAGGGAACTTTTTCCAAGCCGGGGGCCTTCAAACAAAAAGGGGGTAAAAACTAAGCTATTTTGACGAAAGGAGGTAGTTTTTGGCTAAACCAATTACAGCGAAGTCTATTAAGTCAAAAGTGGTCAAGCAGATGAAAGACTTGGGCACTTATCGTAAAGAGTTTGAAATGATCATTGACATCTTTGCAGGTATGCTCTATCAGTATCAGAAACTTGCTCAAGATTATGCTGACATGGGTTATCCAGTAACAGACACCTACGTCAATAAGGCTGGTGCTGAGAATGAGCGCAAAGTTCCAATCTTGACAGCGATGGAAATTTTGAGGAAAGACATTCTCAGCTACTCTAATCAGTTGATGATGAATCCGAAGTCTCTCGGTGAGGTAGTAGAGCAAGAAGGTGATTCAGTTCTTACTGAGGTCCTGAAGTTTAAGAATGAACTGAAAAAGAAGCGAGTGAAAGATGGATAAAGACTTTGAAAAACGTTTTGCCGATTTTCGCCACGCTACAACCAATCTTGGAAAAGCTAAAGCCTATGTTGATTATGTCCTGAGCTATCAAGAGGAACATAACGAAGAACGGATTTTGGCTGCTGAACGCTTTTTGAGGGATTTGGAAAATCCAGCATATGATCTTGATGAGGATATAGTGGATTTTGCCGTTCACTTCATTGAGAACTCAATTGTTCATCAGCAAGGAGATGACATGTTTGCCATGTCTATCCGTAACAAGCCTTTGATTTTGCAACCGTGGCAACATTTCACGGTTGTCAATCTCTTTGGGTTCTATCACGCTGGTACGAACGAGCGTAGGTTCAAAGAAGCCTTGATAATGCTGGCACGGAAAAACGGCAAGACCAGTTTTACTGCTGCTATTGCTTTGCTTTATCAGATTTTGGATGCCGATAGTGGCTCAAAATGCTATATCGTGGCCAACTCTGTCAAGCAAGCGCTGGAAGCTTTTAATTTCATCAAGTTCAACGTGGAACGATGGAATGAGAAATCTATCCGTATCAAGGACAATAACCAAGAACATTCTATCACAGCTAATTTTGGAGATGATGGGTCATTCTATATTCAGGCCTTGGCCAACGATGAGAGCCGTTTGGACTCTCTCAATGGCAATGTCACGGTCATCGATGAAGCTCACACTATGAGGAATAGTAAGAAGTATGGTCTTATGAAGAAAACAATGTCAGCATACCGAAACAGTATGCTTTTTGTTATCTCAACGGCTGGTGATATTCCTACTGGATTTCTTGCTAACCGCTTGAAATACTGTCAGAAAGTGCTCAAGCAGTTGGTACAGGATGAGGCTTTATTTATCTTTATTTGTAAAGCCAATCAGACAACGGATGGCGATGTTGGTGACTATCTTGATGATAATGTTTTGAAGATGGCAAATCCGTCTTGGGGTGTCACGGTGTCCATGCCTGCTTTAAGAGCTGAAGCAGAGCAGGCTATGAATGATCCACAGACAAGAAATGAGTTCTTCAACAAGACATTGAATGTATTTACTAACTCGATGAACGCTTATTTTAATCCTGATGAGTTCATTGCTTCAGACAGTTGCTATGATTGGACTTTGGAAGAACTGGCACGCTTGCCTATCCAGTGGTATGGTGGAGCTGACTTATCAAGGTTGCATGACTTAACCGCAGCCGCCCTCTATGGTGTCTATCATGATGGTGAGAAAGATGTTGATATCTGCATCACACACGCTTTCTTTCCTCGTGTAAATGCTCAGAAAAAGGCGAATGATGACGGGATTCCACTCTTTGGGTGGCAGTCTGACGGTTGGTTGACGATGAGCAACACTCCGACCGTCCTCTATGATGATATCGTCAAATGGTTCATCAAGATGAGGGAGAAAGGGTTCAAGATTGCTGCTGTCGGAATGGATAGGAAGTTTGGTCGTGAGTTCCTGACCAAGATGAAACAAGCTCGGTTCAAGATGATTGACCAACCTCAGCTATTTTATCTGAAATCAGAGGGATTCAGACGGATTGAGTTCAAAGTTAAGAATAAAGAGTTTTACTATCTTCATTCTGATGCTTACGAATACTGTGTGAGCAATGTTAGAGCTATTGAAAAGGTGGACGATGCGGTGCAATATGAGAAATTAGATGGTGACGGTGGTACTGCAAGAATTGACTTGTTCGATGCCAGCGTCTTTGCTTGTATTCAGGCCCTTGCTAATCTTGGTAAGAATAGCGATGTGATGAGCTTCTTTGATTAGAGAAAGGAGGTGAGGAAAGATGGGGCTTTTAGATAGAATTTTAAAACGTGGTAAGAGTCGAAGCGGAACGAATGTTATCACTCATTCAGATTTTGGTCTTTATATCAACGGTGATAGCTATGTGCCACTGGCTCGCAATCCTGATGTGATTGCTGCGGTCAACAAGATTGCTGACATGGTGTCAAACATGACTATTCACTTGATGGAGAATACAGACAAAGGCGATATCCGAATAAAAGACGGACTGGCTCGCAAGATTGATGTAAACCCATGCGACAATATGACTCGCAAAACTTGGATTTTCAAGATTGTGCGTGACCTGTTGCTATTTGGTGACGGAAATTCAGTTCTTCATGTTGAGTATGATCCTGTGAATGATTATATTTTGAACTTGAGACCATTCGCAATGAGTGAGGTCTCTTTCAAAAGCGATGATGTTGGTTATATCGTGAATTATCGTGGTATCGACTACAACCCAAGCGAAATCGTGCACTTTGTAATCAACCCAGATCCAGACAATCCATTTGTAGGAACTGGCTACAGACTTGCTCTGAGGGATATTGTTAGGAATTTAAACCTTGCAACTCAAATTAAAAAAGGGTTTATGAGTGGCAAGAACGTTCCTAGCTTGATTGTTAAGGTTGATTCTTCAAGTGGGGAATTAGGAACACAAGAGGGACGTGACCAGGTCGCTAAGAAATATCTTAGCACTAGTCAAGCTGGTGAGCCGTGGATTATTCCTGATGCCTTGCTAGAGGTTGAACAGGTCAAACCATTAAGTTTGAAAGATATTGCTATCAATGAATCTGTTGAAATTGATAAAAAAACAGTTGCTGGACTCCTGGGAGTGCCAGCTTTTATTTTGGGAGTTGGTAGCTTTGACAAAGAAGAATACAACAACTTTGTCAATACAACGGTCATGAGCATTGCTACGACAATCACTCAGACCTTAACGAGAGACTTACTCGTTTCAAATAATCGGTATTTCAAACTTAATGCTCGCTCGCTTTATTCGTATGACATTACAGAGTTATCTTCAGTTGCTGAACAGATGACTAAAAGCATGGCAATGCGTCGAAATGAGTGGAGGGATTGGCTTGGGATGCCACCAGATCCTGATATGGATGAGCTCCTTGCTCTTGAGAATTATCTACCGCAAGACAGACTTGGGGACCAGAAGAAACTGAAAGGGGGTGAGGAAGAGAATGAACAAACGGAATAGCTATCGCACTGCTCAGTTCAAAACACGAGAAGAAAGTGAAACTGGTGATTTGATTTTGAGTGGGTACTTTATCAAGTTCGATGAAGTTACTGAACTATGGCCAGGTTACTTTGAAGTGATTAAGCGTGAAGGTGTTGAAAAAGCAATCCAAAACGCTGACATCAGGGCATTGTTTAACCATGATGATAATTTGGTGCTTGGTCGTACTGGAAATGGAACGGTCATTTTGGGAGTTGATAAAATCGGACTTTTCGGTGATATCATCATCAACAAAGATGATCCGCAAGCTGTTGGAGCCTATGCTCGTGTTCAGCGTGGAGATGTGATTGGATGTAGCTTCGGCTTTATCCCAATTAAAATCAACACAGAAGAACGTGATGATGGTTCGTACCTGGACACTATCTTGGAATTAGAAATCTTTGAAGTAAGTCCATGTACTTTCCCAGCATATCCACAAACGGAAATCGCTGCACGACAGAAAGACTTTGAAAGTCAACAGCGTGCTAATCGTGAAGCGCTAGACAAGCGCAAGAAAGAAATTAAGGAGAAATTTAATCTATGCACAAATCATTGATTTTAGGCGCTCGTATGCGCAACAAAGCAGACAAAGTAGTAGAGCTTGAACAATCAATCGAAGAATTGAACAAACGCTCTGAACTTGAAGCTGCTAAATTGGAACAAGCTGGAAATGATGAAGAAGTTTCAGCAGTTGAAAAGAACCTTGAAGACATCCAAAAAGAATTGGATGATAAATTGGCAGAAAAAGAAAAACTTGAAGCAGAAATTGAAGATTTGCAAAATCAAGTTGAAGAATTGAATCGTAAAGCACCGACTTATCCAAGTCAAGAAAAACGTGGAGGACAAAAATTGGAACAACGTGATGCAATCGCTAAATACATTCGTACTGGTCAAACTCGTGACATCGCAGGCTTGAAAACTACTGATTCAGGAAGCGCAGCTCTAATCCCTACTGAAGTTTTGAAACCTCATTTTGTTAACAAAACACGTAATCCACTTTTGGATCTTGTAGAACGTGTGAAAGTTAACAGTGGATCTGGTAAATATCCAGTTATCAAGAAGACGGATGGTGTAATGGTTTCAACAGATGAATTGAAATCAAATCCAGAACTCGGAAAACCAGCAATCAGCGAGATCGATTATTCAATCAAGACTTACCGTGGATACGTCCCTGTGTCACAAGAAATGATTGACGACGCAGACTATGACATCATGACCATTGTTGAAGACGAAGTGTTCAATCAAGGTGAAAACACTGAATTGTCATTAGTTACAGCTGTCCTCAAAACAGCTACCCAAGCAGATGCGGCTGGATTTGATGGTATTAAAGATATCTACAACAAGAAGCTTAAATCAATTTATAAAGCAAGCATCGTTGTCACCAAGTCAATGTTTGCCGCACTTGACAAGGTGAAAGATAAAGATGGACGCTACATGCTTCAAACTGATGTAGCTTCACCTACTGGCTATTCATTTGGTGGGAAAACAATCTACAAAGTAGATGACACAGTGTTTGGAAACGAAGGAGACATGAAATTCTTCATCGGAGATGTCACTGAGTTCGTCAAAGAGTTTGACCGTGCTCAAGTATCCGTTAAATGGGTGAACAATGACATTTACGGACAATTGCTTGGACTTTTTATCCGTTTGGATATTAAGAAAGTAGATGAAGAAGCTGGATTCTTCGGAACATACACTGATGTTGTAGCTTAAGGAGGTAGCGTATGAGCTATAAAGTAATCCGTCCTTTCAAGGACTTGGCCGATCCTGAAAATCATGACTATGCTGTTGGCGATATCTTTCCTCGTGATGGATATGAGCCAACAGATAGCTTTACCAATGGCCTTTTGACTGGTGCCAACACTGCTGGATCTATCTTCCTTGAAGTTTTGGGAGAGGATAAGCCTAAGAAACCAGAGCTTAAAACAAAAGAAGTGAAGGAAGAGCCCGCAGTTGAGCAGGAAGAAACAATTGATGAAACTGCTGAAGAGCCTGCTAAGGAAGTTGAGGAGTAAACATGGACGAAGGTCAGCTTTTGGAATTGCTGAAGCTTAAGCTGGGGATTTCAACCAGCTTGAGAGACAAGCCGTTAAAAAAAATCATTTCAAGTGTCGTCACTGAATTGACCGATAACCTCGGTATCGAGCTTGTTGGTGAGCGTGCTGACCATGAAATGTTTATCGTTGACTATGCTGCTTATCGCTACGAGGGTGGGGTGGATATGCCACGTCACCTTCAGTGGCGACTGCATAATTTACAGATAGCATCAAAGAAAGAGGTCAAGAATGTGGAATCATGAAATCAAACTGATCTCTAAAAAAGTCACAGGTAAGGACAAGTTACTACAACCAATCTCTGAAGATGTTGAAGTTACTCTGTTGTGTCGTAAAAAGAAGGTTACTCGCTCTGAATTTTATCAAGCAAATCAGGCAGGTCTAAAACCGAGCTTGGTCGTTGAGATTCGAAATTTTGAGTATGATAATCAGGAGTTTGCGAAATTTGAAGGCAAGCAATATCGTATCTTGAAAACCTATCCTATCGATTCTGAAATTTTAGAGTTGACTTTGTCAGAGGTCTTGAAATGAGTAATGACCTTGCTGATTTGATAGCGAAAGAGCTTGCAGCTTACTCTGATGAGGTTACTGAAGAAGTGGATAAGATTGCAGAGCAAGTGGCTGATGAGACTGTGGATGAGTTGAAAGAGACAAGTCCGAAACGATACGGAAAGTATCGTAGAAGTTGGAAAAAGAAGAAGTTAGCCAATGGCTCTTTTGTTGTCTTCAACGCAGTTGCAAGTCTTACTCACGTACTTGAGAATGGGCACCTTTCAAGAAATGGTGGTCGTGTCGCTGGTATCGTCCACATCAAGCCAGCTGAAGAAAAAGCGATTCAAAACTTTGAAAAGCGAATCAAGGAGATTGGGAAATGAAGCTATCAGACTTTGCTGCTATTTTGAAACAGGTAAACTTGCCTGTCACCTATCGAGCGTTTAAAACTGGGAACGCTCCTGACCTACCTTACCTGGTCTATTATGAATCAAGTCCAGCCATCAATGCGGCTGATAACACGGTTAATCATCAGATTAAGAGCGTGACAGTTGAGCTGGCTTTTGAGAATAAGGATGAAGATTTGGAAGAACGTCTGGAAGAGCTATGGACAACCCACGAGCTCTTTTTCGATGTTCAAGAAGAAACATTTATCGAGACGGAAAGACTCTATGTCAAGTCTTATACGGTCTATCTATATTAAGGAGGAATGACATGACTCAAGAAAATAAAGTAACCTTTGGCCTAGAAAACGTACATATCGCACCTGTCAAAACACTTTCAGCAGAGGGAGTTATCACTTACGGCGATGTTTTTCGTTTTCCCGGGGCGATGGAGCTGACCCTTGATACCAAAGGGGAAACAACCCCTATCAAAGCAGACAACAAGGATTACCATTTCATGAATTCAAATGAAGGCTATGAAGGTAAACTTAAAATTCCACATATCATCGATGAATTTGCAACAAAAATTCTTGGTGAAATCAAGGACCCTCAAACTGGGGTTATGACTGAAAAAGCAGATGCGAGCTTGACAGAGTTCGCAATGATGTTCCAGTTTGAAGGTGACAAAAACAAGACTCGCTATGTGATGTACTACTGTTTTGCCAGTCGCCCATCTATTGGCTCAAAAACTAAGAACGGGACATCAACCAACGAACGTGAACTTAGTTTCAAAGCTAGCCCGCGTCCATTGGATACAGTTGTCAAGCGTTCTATCACATCAGCTGATGACAAGGATGCGTATGACAACTGGTTCAAGAAAGTGTATGAACCTACTGCGGTGACAGGTTAAGGAGAAGATATATGCGCAAAATCGTTTTGGTTGGCGATCAGGAGTATGAGTTAGGAACTAATGGCTACACTCCTATAGCCTACAAGCAACAATTTGGGAAAGATTATTTTCAAGATTTGTTCTCGATGTTGAAAAATCAATCATTCATGAATGAATTGAACAAGCTGGAAACCGACAAGGAATTGACAGCGACTAATATTGATATTTCGATGTTGTCAGATTTTGATATGACCTTTTTCAACCGTCTTTTTTGGACCTTTGCTAAATCTGCAAATCCTCATATCAAGCCTTATGAACAATTCTTCATGGAAATGGAAAGTTTCCCAATCCAGGAAGTTGGACCTGAGTTGATGGAAATGCTAAATGCAAGTATGTCAACAAAAAAGTCCCAGACCAGTCAGAAACAGCTAGCGAAGAAATCTTCACAGTAGAATCTTATCTATCCTGTTGCAAAGAAACAGGGTTGTCTATTGATGATTTAAAGAATATTTCAATCGGAATGGCTTTAGATTATCAAACAGATTATGTGAATTTACGAAGCGAAAATAAAAAAGGCGAGCGAAAAGCCAACCAAGCTGATTTTGACAATTTTTAAAAGAAAAGGAGTGCTGAGAGAGCGATTCTAAGGTCAAGTTCATTGGCCTGACTGCATTATCAGTCATAGAAGTTCTCTCAGCGCTTTTTATTTTTTAGAGAAAGGAGGAAACATGGCAGGAAATATTAAAGGCATCAAGATTGAAATTGATGGGGACACACAACCTTTACAGAAGGCGCTCAAGAATGTCAATAAGGCTGCAACAGATGCAAGTCAGGAGCTAAGACAGATTGATAAAGCCTTAAAATTTGATACTGGAAATGTCACTCTATTGACTCAAAAGCAAGAGCTTTTGCAAAAACAAGTTTCTACAACCAAAGAGAAACTAGAGACTCTAAGACAAGCACAATCTCAGGTTGAGCAACAGTTCAAAAGTGGAAACATTGGTGCTGATCAGTACCGAGCATTTCAACGTGAAGTTGAAACTACTAAAAATGTCCTTAAAGGTTACGAAGGCAAACTTGCTAATGTCAACCAGGCACTTGCAGAAAATGGCAATGCAACTCAAAGCAACAAGAGTCAGCTCCAGAACTTACAGAAAGAACAGAATCGCCTTGCTAGTGAGTCTGAAAAAGTTGTAAGTTCATTCAAACTACAAGAAAGCCAGTTAGGCGCTAATGCTAGCGAGTCCGAAAAACTAGCTCTGGCACAGAAAAAGGTCGGTGCACAATCCTCTATCGTTGCTAAACAGATTGAAAATCTTGAAAAGCAGTTAGAGTTAACCAAACAGGAGTATGGAGAGAATTCAGTTGAAGCTAACAAAATGGAAGCACAACTGAACCAAGCTAAAACAGCGTATTCAAACCTTTCTCAAGAAATGAAGAATTTGGGTAGCGCTGGGAAACAAGCTGCTAATACTCTAGGTGAGACAAATAACCTTTTAAAAGCAGAGTTACTTAATCAATTTTCTGAGAAACTATCAGATATCAGCCAGAAGCTTGTTGATTTTGGTAAAAGTGCATTAGAAGCCTTCAAACAAGTTGACGAAGGCATGGATACTATTGTTACTAAAACTGGTGCTGGCGGGAAAGCACTAGAGGAAATGCAAGGGATTGCTAGTCAGATAGCAACCGAAATTCCAACAGATTTCTCAACTGTAGGGAATGCTGTTGGTGAAGTCAACACACAATTTAAACTGACTGGTGATGCGTTGAAATCTACTTCAGAGGATCTTATTAAATTTTCTGAAATAAATGGATCAGACGTAACTAATGCAACTATTCAGTCAAAACAGGCACTTGAAGCATATGGACTGTCTGTTGATTATTTATCAGAAGTTCTTGACTCCACTACTTATGTCGCACAAGAAACTGGGGTGTCTGTAGATGACTTAATGAAAAAAGCTATAGATGGTGCACCACAAATTAAAATGCTCGGTTTAAGTTTTGACGAAGCTGTCACTCTAATCGGTCAAATGGAACAACATGGTGTGGACTCATCAGCTGCATTATCTGGATTGACCAAGGCGGCTGGGGCCTATGCTAAAAAAGGCAAAACCATGACCGAGGGACTAAAAGAGACAATAGACTCTATCAAGAATAGTAAGAGCGAAACAGAAGCATTAAGCATTGCAATGGAAATATTTGGGGCGAAAAAGGCTCCTCAAATGGTCGATGCAATCAAGCGCGGTGCTTTAAGTTTTGAAGAATTAGGGTACACAGCCGAAGCAGCATCAGGATTAGTATCTTCAACATACGAGTCTACGCTTGATCCTATTGATAAATTTAAAACCGCTCAAAATTCAACTACACTGGCAATGGCTGAACTAGGAGCAGCAATAGCTGAAGTTTTAGCACCTGTTTTTGAAACATTAGGTAATATTGTAAAATCAATGGCTGAATGGTTTAGTTCGCTTCCTGGTCCCGTTAAAGAATTCATCGTGATTTTGGGAGGTGTAGTCACAGTCGCTGGGATTCTAGTCCCGATATTTTTAACCTTGCAAGCAGCAGCAGTTGCGCTTGGAACATCCATCGGAGCAATGATTGCAGCAGCTGCACCTATTATTGGTATCGCTGCTTTAATTGTTGCCGCTATTGCAGCAGTCGTAATTGGTATCAAGTACCTCTGGGACACGAACGAGGGGTTCAGAGATGCAGTAATGACCGTCTGGAATGCCATCATGGAAGTCATCAACAGGGTTGTTAGTGAAGTTTCAAACTTCATCATGAGTATGTTTGGAGTGGTTGTCAATTGGTGGACTGAAAACCAAGAGCTTATCCGAGCTAGTGCAGAAACAGTCTGGAATGCTATCCAAACCGTAATTGATGCAGTCATGACTTTCTTAGGTCCATTAATCGAGGGCGCATGGGCGAATATCCAACTGGTCATCACGACTGCTTGGGAAGTTATCAAGACTGTGGTTGAAACTGCAATCAATGTTGTTTTAGGCATCATCAAGGCAGTCATGCAGATCATAACAGGTGACTGGTCAGGAGCATGGGAAACAATCAAGGGAGTGTTCTCAACTGTATGGAATGCTATCCAAAGCATTTCTCAAACAGTCATGGGTGCACTTCAATCATATATTTCAAATACCCTTAACGCTATTTCAGGAGCAGTTTCGAGTATTTGGAATGGGATTAAAGCAACCGTAGAATTTGTACTCACTAGCATTTACAACAATGTAACAAATACATGGGATGGTATCAAAAATGCGATTGGTAGTGCCATCAATGGTGCAAAAGACCTTGTAAGTTCTGCAATCAGTGCTATCAAAGGACTATTTAATTTCAGCATTAGTTGGCCACATATTCCACTACCTCACTTTTCAGTAAGTGGTTCAGCAAATCCGCTCGATTGGCTAAAAGGTCAAATACCTAGAATTGGTATTGAGTGGTATGCAAAAGGCGGTATCATGACGAAACCGACCTTATTTGGTATGAATGGCAATAATATGATGGTTGGTGGCGAAGCTGGAAATGAAGCGGTATTGCCACTTAATGAAAGAACACTTGGCGCAATTGGTCGAGGTATTGCTCAAACGATGGGTGAAAATCCAACAAACATCAACATCACAATAACTGGTAATGTTGTCAGAGAAGAAGCGGACATCACTAGAATTGCTGACCAGGTTGCTCAACGAATTGCCGATGAAATCCAACGTAGAACCCAATTGAGAGGAGGTATGGCATGATAAAACACAATGAATTGATTATTGACGGTGTAAGAACATCGTCTTTTCCATTTAAGGTCATCGTCCATGATTCTCCCTCAATTGCATTAGGAGAAGGTAAGACAGCTCTTCTTGAGCACGGTGGCATTAGTGGAGCAATCGTACAAACCAACAAACACCGAGGCCTTGTAAAGAAGACTTACTCAATCTATCTTGTGAAACCTACTGAAGAACAGATGAATCAGTTCATGAGTCTGTTTATTCGTGAGAAATTTTGGTTAGAAAATGAACGAGTTAAAACAACTCGTCTCTGGTGCTACAAGATTGATGCGACTGATCTTGAAGAAGTTCAACCTGGTCTTTACATGACCAAGGCAACCTTCACTTGTCATCCTACAAAGTACTTTAAAACCACTGACACACAGAGGCTAACAAGAAACGGAGTTTTGACCACTCAAGGTTCTGCTCTTGCCTTTCCTAAAATCACAATCGTTGGTCAGAGCACTGCTGAGACTTCATTTACAATCGCTGGTCAGGTGATTCGTCTTGAACGACTCACTGAGTCGCTTGTGATGGTCAATAATCCTGATAATCCTAGTTTTAAAACTACAACAGGGAAGCCAGTTAAATGGTCAGGTGATTTTATTACTGTTGATCCATCAAAACTGAAAAATGTCGGTGTGATTCTAGGTCCTGGTATTCAATCGATTGAAATCGAAACCGCTTGGGGGTGGGCATAATTGCTTTATTTACTTGATAAAAATGTGAGAATCGTTCGATGGAACGGGGAGCCACTTCATGAAGCAACATCTGCGATTGTCAAAGAATCGATGAATGGCGACTTTATTCTTACTGTAAAATATCCTATTTCTGACACTGGGATTTACAAACAAATCAAAGAGGATATGCTGATAAAATGTCCTACACCTGTCTTAGGACCTCAGTTATTCCGTATCAAAAAACCTGTTGAGAATAATGACCATCTAGAAATTACAGCATATCACATTACAGATGACATCATGCAGCGTTCTGTGAAGCCTGTTCAGGTTGCAAATCAAACTTGTTCAATAGCACTTTCTCAGATGGTTCAAAATGCCAAAACTGATTTAGGGGATTTCTCATTTACAAGCGATATTCAAGAACGTAGAACATTCAACATGACAGAAACAGAGAATATCTATTCTGTACTGCTGGATGGTAAACATAGTATCGTTGGAACATGGGAAGGTGAGCTAGTACGAGATAACTTCTCACTAACGGTTAAAAAGAATCGTGGTGAGAATCGTGGTGTTGTTATTACGACGCATAAAAATCTGAAGGACTTCCAACGCACCAAAAACAGTCAGAATGTTGTCACAAGAATCCATGCTAAATCGACTTTTAAACCTGAAGGTGCTGAAACAGAAACGACTATCAAGGTTACTGTCGATAGTCCACTAATCAATTCATATCCGTACATTAACGAAAAAGAGTATGAAAATAACAATGCCAAAACTGTTGAAGAGTTGAAAAAGTGGGCACAGGCTAAATTCACAAATGAAGATATCGACAAGATCTCTGACTCAATCAAGCTTGAAGCTTATGAATTAGATGGACAAATCGTCCATTTAGGGGACACAGTCAATCTCAAGAGCTTAAAGCATAATGTTGATATTTTCAAAAAGGCTGTTGCTTACGAGTACGATGGACTAAAAGAAGAATACATTTCTTTAGAGTTTGACGACAAGGCTAGTTTTGGAGGTTCAGGAGTATCGAATGGTCTTTCTGATGTAACAAATGCGATCCTTGGAGCAACCTACTCGGCCCAAGAAATTGCAATTGGAAGAGCTGCTAGAAATGCTGATTTAGCTTTTGAAAAACAATCAAATCAACTAAAGAAAGAAGTTGAGGACGGTATTGAGTTAATAAAAGCTAAATCAGAAGAAGATAAGCAGAAACTTTCTGATGAAATCAACAGACGATTTCAGGAGTTCAACCCATCAGGTTTTGAAGAAGCTAAATCAAAAGCAGAAGAAGCTCTACGAAAGGTTGGAGCAAATGCTGAGCTCGTTGAGGAAGCAAAACGAATTGCTGCTGACAATGCCAGGGATTTAAATGCATTTAAAACCTCGAATCAGAAAGAACGCGAGAAGTTATCAGATGAGCTGAAGCGTTATTCACGAGAAGAAGCTGAGAATAAACTGACAGTAATCAGGGAAGTTCTGGCCAGTGACTATGTTTCTAAAAGAACCTATGTAGAAGATGCAGAAGGGACACGTCAACGACTCGAAGCTATAACACAAGACAACGAGTCTAAGTTAGCAGAGTATAAACAAACAGTCGACGGTCAATTCACAAAACTATCTAGTCAGATTGCTGACAAGGTAGATAGGTTGGATTTCCAGCAAGTAAAAGAAACTTCATTGATTTATGAACGCATTTTGGGAAGGACAGACTCAAACGTTGCCTCAAACATTGCCCGTATGGCCTTGACCTCAGAATTATTTGAGGTCGAAGTAGGCAAGAGATTTAGTAATCTGACAAATCTGTTTTACGCTCCGACAAAAATTCCTAAGTATATCTCATCAGTCGCAACAGATAAACACTTGGAACGTGTCAGTTGGGGAGATCATGATGGTATCAGAATTAACTACACAGACTTTATGTCTGGCTGGTTAGGGGTTAGATTTCCTCTTACTAAAAGGTTTGTAAAACAAGGCGAGGGGCTTGGTTATCGCATCGAAATTTCAGTTGACAAGGTGCCTAAAGACGGCAGAGTTTTAATTCAATTATTGGATAACACTCCAAGTCTAGGTATGTACTACAACTCTCAAATACTGCTTACCAAAACAGGCAATCAGGTATTCACTGGTTACTTGGATATTCCAAGGACTGGCGAGCTGAACGAGTACTCAATCAGGTTTACTCTTACGAGTCCAGGAAACATCGTTATTCATAA